ATTACCAGGAGAGAAAGAGATTCTGAACGACCAGCTTCGGAAGATGTTGGGATGGATTCTATGAATGAACCATTATCAAATTCAATCATAGAGGCAGAACCAAATTCTCCAGTTCTTCCGTTGATTATCGGGGTTTGCATATACCATGGAAGATTCTTATACATGAACTTAATCTTCTTAAGTACCTTTTTAGCTGTAGTATCCTTAATGGAGATAATGTTTATCTTCTTATTAGGATGATATGATGCCAGCCATAAGCAGTACATAGATATAAGTTCTGTAATACCCGCTTGCCTGAACTTTAACAAGATATTGAATCTCTGGAGTATAAATTGGTATAGTACGGCTTTTTGATACGGATATAATTCAAATCGAACCTTTCCTCTCACTGGATGTATCACATAACAAAAAAGACTGAAAAAGAAAACATCCGTTGTAACCCTAGATAGATTAGATAATTCTTCTCTTGTAAGGTTAGTGGGTGTTTCCTGTATCTTCTTTGCCATAAAATCTAAAATTTATAAGTTACTACCAGTTCTAAATCAGTTTTGATACCTGAGAAATATCTTGGGTAATAAAAACTGTTTATCCCCAGTTTGTAATTAAATCTCTTAGTCTCGATTGAAATTCCTGTTCCCAAATCCCATAGATTGTTAAAGGGTCGGTACTTACCATAAACATAAGGAACTAATCTTATTCTAGATTTAATTTCTTGTGTGGTAAGTTTTCCGTTATACCAAGAATACTTGTAGTTATTAGTGTCGATATTGAATAACCTACTAGAATAAATTCCCGAGTTTTGATTAAGGAAACTCAATGTAAGTTGATTCTTATCGATTACTAATTGAACAAGAGAATCCTTCTCTGATATCTCTGCTGAATCGGTACTGCATAAACCCTGGCTAACCGAAGAATGCGGAGAATTGTAGAGAAGGATTCTACTTGGGTTAAGTAAATTATCGTAGGAAATTGGCAGGAAATCTTTCCTCAAATAAATTGTATCAGTATGTTGAATGATCTCTTTATCAGGTAACATACTGAGTTGTTGATTCAGTTTGTAATTCCTGAAGCAAAGGTAAATAGTAAATCCTAGTAAAAGGACTATCATGGCAACTTTAAGCTTCTTCATAATTTAGACTTTTGAATGATTTCTTTGAGTTCATTAGCATTATTCTTCAGTTCTTCAAATAACTCCAGATCTAAGCTTTCAGATTTTGGTAAAGTGATTCCAATGAAATAACATTTCTCAGATTCTCTCATTGAAATTCTACTGCCTAACTTGAAAGCTAATCGTATAACTTTAGACTTAACCAGCTTAGCAATTGATTGTGGAAGAATTCCATTCAACTTAAGTATTCTTCGTTCTTCATGAGTTAATTTCAAATTTTCCATATTTCTTGAGTTTTAGGTTTGTTTATGTTCCATAGTAAACTTGGTACCTCGAAGAGTATGGCTTCTTTTATAATATAATTTAACGCGTCGTGCACAGTAGCTTTAGCTTTAGCTAAAGATACCTTCCTTCCGAAGGAAGGAATATCCTAATGGGTAAGTTAAGATGGGAATTGGGAAGGTATTAGGCCACTTAAATATATACAAGTATAATTATATACAGGCCTTAAACCATAATCCCACTTCATATACTGATCCTTTACTCAAGGTATACCTAGCCTTATTTAACCAGTAGTGATAAGTCTTAGAATCCCAAGTAGCAAATCCTCGAATAAATACTCGGTAATTTTCAGGGAATCCCATAATTGTCTTGAAATCATAAATACCCAAAGGATATCCATCAGGTCTAAATTGCCTATCAGAAGGTCTAAGTGTTAAGGGTGGTTTATCATCTTCTAATCGATATACTCCCGGGAGAGTACTCATCTTAGCAGTTTTAATAGGCCATTTCTTTTCATCCTTGAAATCATGGGTCCAAAGTTGTCTTACTTGTCTGACTGTAAGATTTTTCTTTTCAGGTAATTTCCGATAATCATACATTGCTAAAACTTTATCAGAGAATGGAATTAAAGCTTCCTGTGGGGCTTGTACTAGTAAATCTCTAGTAAGTTTTGGAGTATTTACTTGGAATACTTCATTAAAGGAATCCAAATACTCTTTTCCCTTGTCTAAATGAACTCCAATGATTACTAATCTTTTTCTTGATACTTGGGAGTTTCCGAAGTCAGAAACGCTTCTTTCGTGAAAAATAAGTTTATAGTTCTTAAAGAAATCCGTTAACATTTCTTTAGAAATGAGAGATAGCAATCTTGGTAGGTTTTCTATAAGAAAGAGAGCGGGTTCGTAATATTGAATTGCTTGGAATACTAGTTGTATACTTTTATTACTTTTAGGGTCTCCAAGAGCCTTCGATTTAGATAATCTCATTACTGAGCAACTACCACAATCAGGACTAGATAAGATGATATCGGGATGCCAATCTTCGGGTAATTCGTACCCTTTTAAGAAAGGTATACCTTTGAAGTTAGCTTTCCACTGTTCTTCTCTACTGGTATGGAATACTCCACGAGGTTCTATATTTCCAATAAGCTTATCTCTAAAAGGGAATAGGAGGGCTCCTTGCCCTCCACATACTCCCAGTACTTTTAAGTCTTTCATTTCTTATAACTTCTCAATTTTATGTACTTGAACCAAGCATAATGCTTCCTAGTTGAAATATAATCCAGGTTCGAATCATTGTTATGAGCCTCTTCCTCAAAACTTACATCATGATACCTTTCATTCTGCTTGTTCCATTTAGCAAAACAAAGGATGATTAAGTACTCGATTCCATACCAAAGGTAGAAAAATACCCATAACATCTCAGCCATTTGCTTTGAATGTATATGTTCATGGTTATAATCCACCTCAGTAAACTTAGCTCCCTTTCTTACAAACACTAAACCAAAGATGTTGATAGCTTTGTATCCCTTGAAAGGTATAATGTTGTTGTATATTACTTTCATAATTTATCTTTGAAGTTTTCGTAGGTATTTCTTAGTTTTTGGTCGTAGTTATTATCTTTGTAACCCGGGCCATTGTATCCTTTAGCGAAAGCATCCCAGTCTTTTGCCTTCAAATGCTTCACTAAACCGGAGTTATAGAGGAAATGGTACATCATTTCTAGCTGCATTTCATGAGATTCAGACATCTTTTGGATCATTTCATCCACTGATTGACATCCACAAAGCTGATAATTGAAGCCCATAATCTGTCCCAATCCCCAAGAAGTAGCTAAATTAGCACAGTTTTCATCAATTTTACGAGCTGCTTCGAGTCTTTTCCACTCTCCTTCACCTCCTAAGTAGAATTCTTTGGTCCATTTCTGATAAACCAGACTGGGATTTCTCTTGGCTAGATCGTATAAATAGGTTCTTTTGCCTTCTCCATCGAGTTTTATCTTCAAATATTTCCACATTACATGACCCTCGAAGAGAATCTGAGGTCTACCAGAGGGTAAAAATCCGTCTCGATTACCACATTCTACTACAGTTACTGTCTTTAACAGAGCGGGTTCAAGGTTTAACTTGTTTGCAACCTTGGCAATTAATTCGTTAGTAAGTTTATCCATAATATAAATTCTTAGAGTTTACATTAAAGATGGTAAAGTATTGCTTGTAGCCTTTCTTAGGTGGGTATATCGAGTTCTATTTATCAATGAATAAATAATTTAATTATGGGAAAGAAACAACAGATTATGGTTGATTGGTTTAGGAAAACCTTAGATGAATCGAAGAAACCCTGGAATACCCAGGTATATTTAATAACTGATAAATATCATGTTTACATTGCCAACAAGGATATCAGATTAATAGGAAGTAATTTCGGTAAGGCAATCGATAGACCCTTGAAATATTTCTTATTTACTGATGGTAAAGTACAGTATTTCAACAGTATAGAATTTCTTGGCTATTTGCCTTTCGAATTAAGGGACGAATACCCAGTCAATTGCAAACCTCTCAATCCTTGGGAATACGACTACTACCGTCAGCATGGGATAACCTCGGAAGATTTGCAGAATTTATTCAATAATGATTGATATTTAAAAATAAAATAGTATATTTGTATAACGAAATAAATACATTATTTATATGAAAAAAGAAGTAATAAAACTCAAAGAGGGTAACTCGGTAATTTACCAAGACAAAACCCTAATGGAAAAGGCAAACGTAGTATCTATCGATAAAAAGAATGGTACTGCAATATTATCTAATAAGGTAATAATTACTAGAACAACAAATCTAGAGGGTCAATTTACTCGATTAGATGGGAAAGGTAATGCAATAATCCTACCTTGTACTACAGAGAATGAACAGAAGTATAATGCCTTTGTTGCATATCACCAATCCAAGAAATCCTTAGAGGCAATCAAAAAATGGTTGGATGATAACGGAAAACACAAGGATGATGAAACCCTTGAGAAAGTGATGACCTTAGATAAGAAACTTAAAAAATTAATCGAAAAGCTCAATGAATAGTACTTGGATAATATTAGGCATAATCTATGGGATATGCCTAATCCCCTCTATATTTCTAACCAAGATGTTATGTCAAGAAATCAGGATGATAAGACCTCATCTATTATTCCTTACAATCTGGTTAGTATTACCTTTATTTCCTATTTACCTAATATTCTTTAAAAAGAAAAACAATGGCTAGAATTAAAGATTACGACGAAGATTTATCTGCTCCTAAACTTCTAAGGGAAAGGGCAAGAGATAGCAAGGGTAGGTTCATTAAAAAGGACCTACCACCCTACCTAGGGGCTGAGCAAGTATTAAAACCTAAGAACTACTATCACTTCGATAGTCACGGTAATTATAAGGGTAGCTCAATGAATTTTGATGCTCTAGTATGCCTTGGCTTTACTTGGTTTAAATTACTGGGAGTAGCATTAATGATGTTACTATGGCCCATAGTATTTATATATGCCCTCCATGATGGGATAGAAGGATACCCATTTAAGAAGTATGCAATCCCTTATATCTTTATCCTAGTGGCTTGGTTTATAATATTTTTATATGGATTAGTATCATGAGTAATATCGATGAAAAGGCAAAGAATAACTTCACCATAGAGATGAGGATATTTGAAAACTATGAGAAAGTGAAGTATGAGATAATCAAGGTAATTGATTTCCTAAGACATGCAGAAACTAACCTAGGAATGTGTAGGATATTCGATAATCAGAACCATGAATTTTGGTATCAGGTAATTAAACCCTGGTTCAAACCTGAAAGGTTTGGTATTACCCATCTCTGGTTTCCTTCCGGATTTAGTTTCATAGGTTATGGAGAGTATCATACTATAAGAGGTAATCGATGGTTGAAGACTCCCATAGATAAGATTGATAGAGAGAATCGTATATTTGGGTATTGGTTTCCTACCTATAAGAAGTATATCCCACATAGGATTAAGGTTTTGAAATTGGCTTTAAAGGATTTGGAAAGGATTAAGGAAGAGTATGGTAAGGATTGATAGATTAAGAGAAGATAATGAAAAGAGAATCCTAAGATGCTCTGAAGGTAATCGGGTTTGGTATCAGATATGGATTACCCAATTGGATATGAATTGTATAGAAAGGTACTTTGATGGGTATGGTGAAGTTAAGAGGTGGTGGTTAAGGAATCTTCAACAGTATTATGTTTTCTTTTATGAGAAGAAAGGTGGTAAGGTTCGAGGAGTTCTTGGGAAGGATAGGACTAAGGATTTACTTAGGAGTATTTTATAGGTATAGGCCCGAGATGGTTAATCTGTCTTGGGTCTTTTTGTGTGAGCATGTATGGTGTGTGGATGTGGGGTACCCCTTAATACGAAAGCCTAAAAATACCAGGTACTAAATGCGGGGTACGGTAGCCCTTATTTAGAATAAGTCAAAAAAAAAGTAAGGGACAAACATTCCCTTACTTTCTAAAAAATTTTAAGAATTAATTATAATTAATTATAATTCGGTTGCTTGCAAAAAAAATCCTATTTGATTATCGGATTCAATATTTAAATTAAACACGTAATTATTTTCGTGACCCTGTTTTTCTAAATTGGGGTCTACTCCAATTAATTCACAAATTTCTTCTCTAATTAGGTCTAATTTTTCTTGTAGCAATTCATTTTCAGAATTTAATACTTTACTTTCTAATTTAGTAGAAAAACTTAAATCCCTATGAGTATAATTATAGAAACCTTGAATTAAAACACTCGTAGTAAAATCAAATTGGACTAAATGTATATGTAAACTAATTTTAGAATAATCTTTACAGAAATCAAAATATGTTTTCATGTAAGTAATTATTACAAAAAGAATTTTATCAAAGTCATTAATGCTTTCTAAAAATTGGTTTGCACTACAAAAATTAGTTTTCTTTTCTTTAAACTCATCTACTAAAGAATTTTCAAAATTTTGCATAGCTTCGTAAAAATATTTAATATTGCGTTGATTAATACGAAAATTTACGCTCTCTACTGTATCTCGATTATAAGAATATTTAAAGCTAATTTCTTGTTGGAATCTTTCTTTTGTTTCAAAACTTTCTTGTAAAAATTTAATAGTTTTCATAATGATTTATAATTTTGAGTAGGGAACTAAATCCCTACTCTAGTTAAACATTGATTTATTTTTTTACGATTTGTAAAGCCTTTTTCAAAATTTCTTTGTTTGTTTCTTTCATATTTTCAGAACAAACTGAAGAAAGCGAAAAATCATTTACTTTGTAAACTTGTTTGTAAAAATCTAAAAACGCTTTTTTTAGTTTTTCTAAGCGAGTTTTATCCTTTTCTTGTGTTAAATTTTCGGACAATGAAAGAATTGTATTACGAAATTTCTTTCGAGCAACTTTTTTCTCTTTATCTGAAAGTTCTGAAAAAATTTCTTCTTTATAAATATCTGATTTTTTTACTCCAAAAGAAGTTTTTAATAATCCTTCTGTACTTTTATTCAAGTTTGCTAATATATCTTTATAGATAATATTATTAGCTTTACTTTGTGCTTTTGCTTTTTTAACACTAACTTTGTTTACTTTGTTAGAATTTTCATTTTTTGAATTTTCTACTACTACATTTTTTAATTCTTCCATAATACAATTACATTTAGTTTTTAAATTTATTTTATTATATCCTTTTCTCTATAAAACTAAATGATTTATAAGAAAAAGAGAAAAGGAATATTTGTTTAATATCAAATAACTTGTTTTCTGTACTGCAAAGATAAGAATAATTTTTTAATCTGCAAAATTTTCAAAGATTTTTTTTTGAAAAATTTCTCATTAAAATTTAGAACTCTTATCGTTTCCGACATTGCAAAGATAAGGACCTTATTTTAATCTACAAAAAAATTCGAGAAAAATTTTTGTTAAAAATGAATTTTATTATTTTAAGAATAATTTTCAGAAAATATTTGCATATCTCAAAAATTTTATTATTTGCGTGTACATTATTTATTATCAAAAATTTTTATCAAATTTCCACCCATTAACCTCCGGGCGGCCTAAATTGCCCGCACATTGTCCGCTATATAATACCTGTATGATAACAGATTAGGGCCATCTATGGTTCCCTTACTATATCCTCTTGGTAATCCTCATACTAAATCCCCATGGCCAGAAGATTCTAGGGGATTTTCGGAGGGCCTTTTAAGTGGCTATAGAATATCTGTATATTATATACCTATTACCTGAAGGCCATATATGGTCGATAGTTAGCGTACTTAGGTAAGCCTTATAAGATCTATAGATAGGCCTAGTGGGTTCTTATATAGGGCTAGTAAGTATATGTGTAGTAAAGCTCTAGTACCTCTTAGGTAATTATATGAAGTCTATAGATGGCCTCTTAGGTATGTACATAAAAAAGCCCAGGTACCTTAGTTAGGCCTGGGCAATTAATTAATCGAAGTATATAGTGAAGGCTATACCGGCTGTAGTAAAGTGGCAGTCTTCGCAAAGGTTATCTGAAGAATCTGGTTGCTCAGTAGAAAATTCGATTAGGCAATCGTCGGTATTAATGTAAAGGCTGATAAAGTGGTTGCCAGCATTTATTAGCTCTGGTAAGTTTTCGTCGAATTGGTCATTTGAATTATATATGTATTCGTACCAGGGGTACTCTGGTGAGTAGTTAATAAGATTAGTGATGATCTTATTGGTTATCTGATTTACTGGGACTGAAGGATAATCGGGATAAGTCTCGGGTTCAGATACTAAGGGTTTGGTACTGAGGTTAAATTTAATGTTTGAGATAGTTACTTCTTTTGTTTCCATAATCTAAAATTTTAATTAGTTATTAAATTAATTATCTGATGCAAATATAACTACTTTATTTTATATATGCAATATCCCCGATTGCCTTTCGAAGGCCCCTAATATCCTAGAATTATCTAAAATAACCATAATATAAATACTTATGCAATTAACAACAATATTACTAGGATGGCAATTAAAAATAGCCCCTTGATTGCCTAGAAATTTATTAAATCCGAGGCCATTTATGGCATAAATTGTGTACCCAGTTTTATAAAATCCGAGCCTAAAATGGCCCCTCTAGGTACACAATTTTAATATAAATCCTAGCCTCTTGGCAATTAAAATCCGAGTCTAGGTACACAAAATCACAACCTAAATCCTAGATTACACAAACTAGCCAAACAGAACACTTTTCAATTACACGTGTGAAGCTAAAATACATACGTATCTAAATCCCACCCATATTAGTATATTATATATAGGCGTTACTAAAATAGCTACGTGTCAAAAAGGCTCATATACGTATCTCAAAAACTATTGCCAGAGTGTACTTTTTGCTTTTCTGTGATTTGAGGGGCCATGTATGGTGATTTTATTGCCTAAAATGGCCTTTGGGGCCTCAAGGATTTAGTACTTTAAATTTTGAGAGCTATAGTGTTTGGTATAGTAGATGGGCAGCCAAATGGGTATGTTCCTGACATTTTCGAAAAACCCCCGTCGGTACACAGAAAAGGAATAAACCAAGAGCCTAAGAAAGGTAAGTTAGTATTAGTTATATGTATTATATATTGATTGTGATATAGGGGATTTGTATCTTAGTTAGTGATATGTGTATATTCAGATTAGGTGTATATGAGGTTAATTGTATACCTTGTTATATATTATTTGTATATTTCTTTGTTGGGAGTGGGGTAGGTGGGTTGTGTACCTAGTATCTGTATACTTGGTTTTTATTTTGTTTTGGGAGGTAATTGATTATATACTTGGTTTGTGTACACAGAAATACCTAGAGTTTTCTAGGCTCTAGGTATTCTTTTTATTTATCTTTTGTGGTGTTGGGAGAGGGATACTAGATCTTCTGGGTTCTGAAGTATATCCTGTAGGTATGGGTTTATCTCTTGGATGTTATACTGGGCTTGGAACCTAGAGATGGTACCCTTTAGTTCATCTATTAGAGTATCATAAAGGTTATTGTATATTATCTCTTTGATTTTGGTTTGGACTTCTTTGTTTTGTTCTAAGGGTATTTGTCGGGTGGTTGAGACTTGGATTCCTATTGGTTTCTCTAGATCTGGTACCGTTGGTAGGTTACCTATATAGTCTAGTCCAGAGATGAGTTCTAATATTTCTTCATTGGACATAGATAATATATAGTTGGGCTCTTTATATACTTTGCAGGTTAGTATTTGATTACCGTTCTGACTGATTGTGATTCTTGATGAAGGATTTGTTGTTTTCATTGTTTTAGTTATTTTTTAATTGTTCGAGTAGGTTTGATATCTCAAGTTGATGAAGGATTTCTGTTTCCTTGTGATTGGATTCCCATCTCTTGATGGCATTGTAATAACAGGTATATTGGGTTATCATCTCTTCCACTTGGTCTACCAGTTCTTGGTAAGCTTTACCTGGATGCTCTTCCAAGGAATGGAAAATTCCTTGGATATAAGAGCCTTCTACGATTACTAGGGTTGTTATTGTTAGTTTCATGACATTAGAATTCTAAGTTAAACAATTGAATGGTAAGCATACTTGGGAATTTCCCTCCTTCGTAATGAATATTAGAAGTATTGGAATAGTTGTGGAAATCATCCTTTAGTGATATCTTGAGAATATCCAATAGCAATGGATATAACTTGTACTGGTTAGCATCTAGCCATTCGTTATATTCCTGGATATCCGATTCTGAAGTAAAAGTAGCAGAGAGTTGGATAAATGGTTTATCCAAAGAATCTGGGTTATGGATATTTGTCTTAAGCCAAACCTTGGAAAGCATGTGGGATTCCTTTTGCATTAGATTGACTGAACCAGTATTTTGCCATTGTTCGTATTGGTAAATTGTGATACCGGTTTTAAGGGCTGTTGTAATGTTGTTCAAGTTCATGACTGCCTAAATTTTAAATGAATAATATATTTCTTTTCTCTGATGCAAATTTAATACTTTATTTTTAAATATGCAATATCCCTGATTACTTAGCTGAGGCTTCTATTGGGTATCTGATAGAGCCTTTTCTGGATAAGGAAGAGGCCATTAATGGATTTTACATATTTCGCATCTTTACGGAAGGCATCTGGATTCTTTTTCTTAAACTGATGCCACCAATCATCATATTCTTCAAGGGTTTTGAATACCTTGTTTAAATCCTTAGTGGGACCTGTTAATTGAATGGTCTTAGGCCATACTTTAACATCTATTCTCTTACCTTCATCGAAATATATACGAGAGGGTATAATTACTTCATCTGGACCTGGGTATGGAGTTGTGCTCATAATTTCGTTATTGTAAAAGTTATGTAATTGTCTTTAGTTATCACAAATGTAATGATAGCATTACCTTGTATTGAAATAGATAGAGATTCAGGAGTATCTGCTAATATGTAGTAACTTAAGAAGTTAGCTCTAAGCAAATTAGTAAGTACTTCCCTTAGTCTGAACAAGATACAATTATCAGGATTACCATAGATTACTGATTGAAGATATTGGTCCTGATGATTAAGATGGTACCATCTTAATCTAGCCAAGTTTAGTTTCTCGGCTAGATCAAATTGTATGATATTTAAAAGTCTTCTTATGGGTGTCATACTGTAAATGTGATTTGCATTATGTTTGAAGATATTCTGTTGATAGGTTTGATATTAGCTTCTCCATCAGTGAAGTTCATGGCAAAATTTACTAGAGCATCTGCAGCACCATTAGAAGTATCAGGAGTTTGAAATAAGAAAGAGTATATTGCAAATCCGTCCTGTTTAGATATCATTGCAGATAATGCTAAGCATTGGTTTTCAACGTAGGCATTAACTAATAGATTCATTAGATTGTTGCTGTAATCTAGGATTTCCTCTAAGTCTAAGGAAAATAATTCTTGGATTTGAAGACCTAAGTTAGTTACTAACTTGTCTAGATGTTGTGTGGTTTGGAAGGTTTCATTATTTTTCATAAGTCTAAAATTTTAAATAGTTATTAATTTCTTTTTCTGATGCAAATATAACTACTTTATTTTATATATGCAAATTCTGGAATACTAAGCTGAGGATAGGTGTAAACGCTATGAAAGGCAGATGGTTAGTCTGCCTTTCGAATTTATACTCTGTATCGGATTAAATTCCATTTATCGTTTACTAGCCTGAATATCCAGAGATAATGGTTAGTGAACTCTAATAGCTTACTGTATTCAGAGGTTTCAAATACCAAGAGATCTGAGTTCTTTTCTAGGATATTGAAATGGATAGTTTTATTAGTACCCTTTCGAAGGATTTCTCTGAGATCATTCTTTAGAGTATCATCCGAAATGAACATATTATATTGTTCTCTCATATAATCCAGATATTTATCTCTGATATCTGGATATATTCTAGACTGGCTTACGTTAAATTGTTTCGTTTTCATCTTGATTTTCTTGATTTATGTTACGTTCGATAATGTTTTGAATACATATTCTTCTGCCCTCTTCTTCTGTCTGATCTAAGATATAGGTAAGAGAATGACTAAGGAATAACATATCTGTATCATAATTCCTTTTGAATACTAATAATTCGAATTCCTTTAACCAATTATGTTGCATCAATTCCAGTATCTCCTCTAAACCAACATGGTCCGTATCCATATATCCTTGGCATTTATACCAGATATCTGTAAAGACTCCAGTAATATATTCTGGTATCTTGAATCTATCAGATACTTCATGGGCTGGAACTAAATCCTTAGCAGCTTGGTATTTTTCTTTGGTTATTACCATGTCTGATTTACCTGATAGCTTTCTACTAAGGTTAACTATAAGGGGTACCTTGTAGTATAATAGGTAAGGTTCTTTGTCATATACCCAGTATCTGCTTTTGTATTCCTGATAGATTAGTACATAGGGTTTATCTGAATACATACCGAAGAGTCTCATATAGGCAGATAGGTAATTCTCTAGGTCTTTAGCACATTGTATATTCTGGTTGAATACTACCTTAGTATCTTCTAGGTAGATTAGATTCAGGGAATAACTTAACTCTGGTTCCCGTTTACGAAATCTGTTGAATAGGTTTTTGATGTTCATAATGTCTAAAAATTAATGAATACTGTTCTGGTTCCTTTGAAGAAAGCCTCATGATTGTAGTCTTCGTATTTATGGCAAGCATAAGTTTTAGAAGACCTATCATAATGATCTCTTACCCATATTGGACTGGATTCAGAGTCTTTTAATCTGAATAGTGTACCTGGTTTAAGCTGTTTTAATGTGGTTTTATCCATAATCTTATTATTTATTTTGATGTTATTTATTTTGATGCAAATTTAAGAATAATAAATTAATTATGCAATAAACCTCGATTACCTGTTGAGGAATTGTTCAGCTATTGATGTAGGCTCTTTTTCTTCATATTGCTCTTCATCTAAATACATATCTATCTCTGGGTCTGGATCCTCGGGATCTATGTTAGCCTCTATCTCTCTTCTCAATTCATGATGTTCTCTTGAAGAGAGTTCCATAGCTCCCTTATAATCATCAGTAATTTGCCTCATCTCTGCAGTATTCAAAGTAAGGCCCTCTTTGGTAGTATCAATTCCCTCTTGCTTAGTAGCAACTACCTCGGGTAAAGAAGATAAATCATAGTGATCTGCCAATAATTTGGCTTCCTGTGGCTTGTCCATTACTCTTTGAGATTCTAGGATAATCTTTCTGGCTTCCTCTATTGATATGCCTTGGTTCTGATTCAATTGATTATTCTGGGTATCTCCAAATTGATTAAAGATATTGGTAGTTCCTCCACCCATAAATGTACGTATGATGGATTGCAATGAAGTAGAAGAATCTAGTTTCATCTTAAGAGCTTTATTCAATTCAGTCGATATGAATGGAGTATAATGTCCTCCCTGAGATTCTCTTAGGATGTTTACCTGATGGGATATTTCCATTCTATCCTCTAAAGCCCATGCTACTTGTTCTCCCAATAGAGCTTGTAGCATTTCTTCCTGTCTTTCTTTATCCCAGAGCTTAGATTGCAATAATCTATCTCTCATAAATACTCGTATGTAATTGATATCTATACCTGTCTTTGTTGAGAAGGTATTAATATCATACATAATCCCACATAGCATACCATTACCCATCAACCAGTGATTGATAATGTAGTTGTATACCTTTTGTAAATCTTCAAGATTCTGACTCTTTTGGTATTCTGCTGCCATTGCAGTAGTTCCCATAGGTCTAGGAAATCTTTTTATGTTGTCTTTTGCCATTATACAAATATTCTTTTCTTATATCCTTAGATTCATCGTATCCAATCCTTTTAAGAGGACGAGCTACGTATAGTTGATAAATATTAGAATACCAATAATCAACTGCTATATTGAGTTCTTCATTTAAAGCCAAAATGAATTGAGTATCGGTAATCCTATCCCTAGTAAATATCCAGGTATAATTTCCTTCAAGGTTGGGAACCTTGTTATAAAATTCCCAACCTTTAATTACCTTAAAAATATTGCCATGAAGGTCAACGATTTCCTTTGCCATAATTGCCTTTTTTACCTCTCGAGGATTTTTTGTCTTGTTCACTAGAGTTATTTTTCATTTCCTCTATCCTTTTTTGTGTTTCTGGGTACCAGAGTTTTCTTAGGGGCACTACCTGAGTTGCAAAGAATGCCCTCCATAAATTCTGGGATAAAGGTCTTATACTTTTCCGACTGATTTCATTAAATTTATCCTCGAAGTGTTTTACTACCTTTTTAAAATCTGAATAATATATGTGACCAGTTGCTGGGTTTATCTTTTGTTGCCTTTGGCATACTTCTAGTAAATCTTCTCCCATTTTATTCATAAACTCTCCTCTATTAAATTGGAAGTTCTCTTGATCTAGTCTAAATATCTTTACGTAATCTTTTGTTTCCATTATATTATATCTCTGTTTCTAAGTGTTTAACATCATAGGGTAATACCTGAAATAAGTATCCCCTTTTATCATCCTCGTAATAGGATGACCATAATCTCCCTTTTAATCGGTATAAATCCAAGTCATAAGTTTTCTTGGGTATACCTGTGATAAATAATTTGTGATTGCCTCCTGGGTTAACTTCGAATTCCCACTGGGTAAAATTTCCTATGGTACCGTAATCTGGCAATTTATTTCCCAGTAGGGTTGGTAAGGCAATATCCTTTACCAGAGTTTCTTTGGGGACCCTTTTCCCATTTACCCAGATCCCCAGTTGTGATTTACCGATATATACATCTTTTACTATTTCTCGAAACATAATTCAATGATTATAAATTTAACACCTTGACCTAATTCTAAGTCATTTACTGCATTAATATCCCTAGTACTATGTTGAAGGTTTCTTAAAGAAATTCTAGATTCTTTCGATATCCTATAAGATCTTCTTACCAAGAGTAAAGCATTTCTCCAACAAGCAACCATAGAAGATACTGGCCCAGAGAATAAGACCTTGCTGGTCTTATTTATCTCTACCATTTTTTCTTCGTATAGTTTTTGACTCTGAAGATACCATACTTTTATTTCTCTTATGTTTTCTTTTCTTCTTTCTAGAATCAGCTTTGACATAGTCTTCTATTTCTTCAAGTTTACCCAACAATAAAAACCTTACGAACATATCTATAGGCCTGAAAAAGTAATTTCTTATATTCTCAGTGCCTAGATAATAATCGTATACGATAAAGAATTTTTTAATCTTTCCGTGTTTGAGAGATCTTTGAACAAGGTAATTCTTTACACATCTTTTGTGAAGTTCTACCATGTCCTTTTCCTGTTTTTCCATCTCCTTATCGGAGAATATTCGATAGTCCATAACCAAAATAAATATGGGACTGGGAATATTGATTGCCCTCAAATGATTCCCAGTCCCGGGTTAACAAAGGATTAATTATACTGCTTCATCTACCTTCAATACTTTTTTCTGGAAGGTAATATATTTATTTTGGGCAGACTTGTATTCTTTAGAGTTATGATCTTGGATTCGGAGCATTTCCCTTTCTAATTTACGAAGTTCATTACGGGTTTGTTGTCTCCATTTCTTTCTTGAAAGAGTATCAGTAACATCATCTGGGTAAATGTATTTCACTTCCCGATTGGAGATTACTTGTTCGATGATATTGGGTTTCTGTTGTTTGGCAACTTCCTTGACAACTTCTTCCTTTTTAGTAGAAGCTTTCTTGGTAGTAGTTTTTACCAATTTTGCTTTGGGTTCTTCCTTAGCCTTAGATTCTTTAGTTTCTTTTGGCTTTTGTATTTTAGAAGCCTTGACTTCCTTCAATGAGTTAGATACTTGATTGTTGATTAACTCGGTTACCTTGTTCAAATTTACTTTTTTCATAACTGACTAATATTAAAATGTTATTAATTAATTTCTCTATGC